CAAAATACCATCTGCAGGTGATTGGTCACTAAACGTATGGACACCAAATTCATTTCTAGTATTTATTACACCAGATCCACTAATTAAAATATCTTTTACTTTAGCTTCGTTTTGTAATCCTGTTTTTATACTAGTTGCCATTATTAACTTTTTATTAAACTAAAAGTAGTATCATTATCAAAGTATTGAATGTCTCCATCCATATCGATTTTAAATTCTATTTTATAAGTTCTACCAGCTTCCCAATTTGAGAAATTTATTTTTATATAGTTTCCGTTTTCATCACAACTTACTTTTGAATAATTTGAAAATGGAATTATCACATCATCCGAATTGACATCTTTTATTTGATAGTATGTAGTTTGCGGTAAATACTTTACAACATCATACGAAAATGAATTTGTAAATGTTTTTAAAGGATATAATTCTCTACCAAATATTTTTAATTTAACTTCACTACCTACCTTATATTCTTTTTTCAAATTAGTAACGCCAACTTTGATATCATTTGCGGTTAATGCTGATAGTGATGCTGTTGCAAATGTTTGGTCATCCCATCCAATTTGTATCTTTGGTTGATATATTGTATTTGTTTCTTTACTAAAAAATTTCAAAACACCATAATCAGAAGTATCACTTTCGTTCTCAGTTGAATATTTTAAAATAATTCCATTATTTTGTATAGAACCACTCATCCATGCGGTAAGCATAGATTTTACATTCATATTAATATCAGCTGTTTGATAATTAAAATTTTGAGAGGATTCGTAGTTAGTGTACCAAACACCACCTACTCCGTTGTTAATACTAGCAGTAGTTCCTGCTTCAAAGTTGTTTTCTAACCATTCTAACTTCGTATCACCCTCTCTATAATTCCAAGTTACTCCTTGTGTATTAATATTATCAAAGCGAGTACCTGTGCCCATTTCCCAATTTCCAAATATAGGATTTGCATATATAGTGTACTCTAAAGGAATTTCTTCACTTTGAGTTTCTTTCAAAATAAGAGTAGCGGTATCAAACTTAATTGTTCCGTTTGAAATGGATGCAGATAGATACGCATGTTCAAATTTAATTAGAGTATGAGATACATCCTTTATGTTACCATAATAGATTTTACTTATTTCCAATATTTCATCCAAACCAGTATTTTGATTTGGTTGTTGTAAATACACCGATGCATCTTTTGATGCTGTTAAAAAATAGTATGCCATTATTTTACTCTACCTTTTATATCTATGTCAGGAAACTTAAGTTCAAATACAGATGGGTCTAACGAAGGATAAATAATTTTATCTCTAGTTGCCGCTTTTATATTATATGAATTAGAAGAATAGTTACCAGAACACTTGTTATTTATTTCAAGGAATGGTACGGATATTACACCTTCAACATTTGCTAATAGTAATTCAAGCTCACTTAAATTTATTGTTTGATTGAATGTCCACTTATCTATACTGAAATATTCTTTTAAATCATTAATACAATTTACTAATATATCACTTTTGTTATAATTTTCATAACATTTAACTTCAAAATCTACACCAATATTAATAACAAATCCATCATTTATATTAATACCGTCAGTAAGCATTCTATATTCGTTTAAATAAAGTTTTAAATTTTCTTTAACTCCTCTATTCAAACCAGTAAGGTTTCCATTAATATCATATCCTAACAAATATAAATTGATAGCAAATGGGTTATTTTTTTCATTTGGGTTACCTACCTTTCCAGTTAAAAACTTTTGTACATCTGCTTTAACGCTTGTTGCAGTTGGTTCTAAGTTATCAGGCTTTCTAACAAAAGACATTACTAAATCAGTAAACTCTTGCAAAGCTTTTGGAGATGCTAATATTGATGATGGTGAATTATTATCTAATGTACCATCTGCGGTTGCATATGCTTTTGCAATTCCACCATATTTTGATGGCATTGATAAAACTCTTACCTGATAATCTTTTGCTGTTACTGCTCTATTTTGTGCTCCAAAGTTTGCTAAAGCGTTTTGTCTTATTTCTTCAATAGTTTCAGAACCTCTACCACCAGTTGCAGGTATTTCATTATCAACTGCTACTGAATTTTTAGCTGCAGAATATAATCCCAATTCAGCTGCTGTGTATCTTTGGGTTTGCTCATCAAATTCTATACCATCTATTTTTGTTAATGTATTGCTATTTACATTTGATGATACCCCTCCACCAACTAAATAACTTACAGTTATAGTTGTATTAGATGGAGATGTTCCATACGTTTTTGTTTTCAAAAAGTTTGTAGGGTCAAACGATTCTTCCAATCTACTAATAGAGTTTGGTAATCCCAATCCAACATTTTTAAGATTTGGAATTAATTGTTCATCACTAGCAGTTGGGTCTCCAGCTCCAAATTGAATAGTAGTTGTTTTATTTTCATTTACCTTAGTTGTAAATCTTCTTGGAGTTTTTATTGTTTTTAAAATATATGGTACTGTTTCCTTAAATTGATATAAATCAGGATCGTTAGCTTCTGTATTTGGATAATCTGTAAATACCATTTCCTGTCCTAAATATGGAACTTCATAGTATTTGTTATCATTAGAATCTCTAACATCATATATACTTATCAAATTTGTATCAGGTATATTAATAGTTTGGAATGCTTCGTAATTGCCAAAAGATGTTTGTATTTGTCTAACTTCTGCTGATATAGCTTGTACATATTTTTTGATTAAGTAAAATGTAGGTTCTCCAGTATTTGCATCTCTTTGATATACAGCAATTTCCCTATCAACTTCATTTGAAAAATCTACAATATCAGTTGTTCTGAATATTACATTATTTGTTGATTTAATTCTCATACCCTGCTTTATTCTAAGATAATACTTAGAATCAGGTTTGTTATTTACACTAGTTCCAATGGAAGGTACTAATTGATAAACAGACAAAGTTGTTACAGCCGGAGAAGATAATTTTGGTTTATATCCTAAATATTGAGATAATGCAATTACACTTGTTATATCTTCCGCCGTTGTCATTATAGATTCTTTCAATGTATCATCTACATAGTATGAAAGAACATCACCAACATAAGATGCCATTTCAATAAACATCATACCAGGCGAAGATTCATTAAAATCTGAATATGTTTTTGGAAAATACGTTTTAGCAAAATCAATTAAATTAGCTCTAAAGCTAGCAAAATCTTTATTAAGGTATTTTATATCTTTTCCAGAATTTTTAAAATTTTTATTTATTGCCATTTTTTATTATCCTTGAACTGTGAATGTAACTTCGTTTAAATTTATATTATTAGAGTATTTGTATTTTATAGAAACATTTACTCTATTTCTATCTTTTGATTCGTTTGATGCTTGAATATCTACACTATCTACTGTAACATATGGTAACCAAGTTTCAATTGCATTATTTATTATATCTTCCAATCTTTCTTCTAAATCATTATCATTCATTTCAAATAATGCTTCTTGAAGACCACTACCAAACTCAGGCTGCATTATTCTCTCTCCTTTTTTAGTAAGTAAAAGATTCTTAATATTAGATTTTACTTGCTCTACAGTTTGAAAAGTTTGATTGAATGCAGTATTACCAATTTGTATAGGTAACGAAATACCAATAGCATAATCATTATATGATTCTGTATCTTTTACAATTTTATTACCTAATAATACTGCCATTATTACTTTTTAAATCTTTTAACCAATTCTGAATAATCTCTATTCAATGCTTTATCTAATTCAGGCACTCCAGTGTTTACACCCAATCCAGTTGGTTGAGGTCCTTTAGCCATTTCACCATAACCCATTTTTTCAGCTATCGCAGTTTTACCTACAATCGAACCCATATCACCTTGTCCAAAGTTCATTGTTCTAAACCCACCATCTCCTTGCGGAATACCACCTCTGGTTTCATTTAGTATTTGGTTAATCATTGGGTTTTTGCTGTATTGTTTTGCTGGTGCTGTTTGTTTAGGTTGAACTGATTCTTGAATTGGTTCATTTCCCAAAATAGCCTTAGCCATTGAAATACCCTTTGATTGTGGTTTTTGTGCTACTTTACCTTCCGATAGCATCTTTTTCATTTCAGCCTTCACACCTTCCTTAATTAAAGCAGGTAATTGCTCTTTAAGCTCCTCTTTAATAAGAATTTGAATGGCTTCTAATAGTTTATCCATGTCCATAATATTCTATTCTTTGTTTGTTATGTTTATAAATATTTAAATTAAGTATTTTTGAGAATTATCTTATTCGCACCCAAATGGTATAACATAACCATCAATTGCACTCATCCAAGCAACACCCTCTCTACAACAAATACCTCTTGCACTAAATCCTTTCTTACTAGCATTTCCTTCTATACTAATTACCGTCCCATCCGGCATCACTCCGGAAACAATACCAATGTGAATATAAGAACCTCCTGATTTATATATAATTGCAGCGCCTAATACAGGCTTTTGTGAATATAAACCATTTTGTACGCCCCACTTAACCCAATTAGATACCAAAGTTCCACCAGGTGGAGTTTTTAGTCCAGCAGATTTCCACCAAGTAGTTACAGCACATGCACACCATTCATATCCTTTACCAGTAGAATTAAATTGAGTTTCATTATTTAATCCAGCTATTCTAATCATCTCATCTATTCTACCAGGTTCATATATAATTCTACCCCTTGAATCTCTTTTGATTGGTTTTGCTACAAATGCAGAACCACCACCCATATTAGTACCACCACCAATGGTATCCCATCCAGTTTCAATAAGTCCAACATCTCTACGAGCAATAGCAACTATTCCTGCACCAATTGGACAATTGTATTTAGGATTTGTTAATTTTAAAATAGCATTTGTTTCTTCTTTAGTAACAGCTATTTGAGTAGATAATGGTAATTGACTTGATATTTCATAACTTAATAATGATTTATATTCTTCTTCTTCTTCAAAATTTTCTTTAACCAATCCTTCTAATTGACTTAATTCAGTTTTTCTACTTTCTATTTCTTCGTTAGATAAAGATGTTTCAGCTTCATTTATTTTTTGCTCAACAGATGCCAATTCAGATGTTTGAGCATCTTGTACTTGAGTAGTTGGTGGATTATCTATAAAATAACCAGTCCAAGATAAAATACCAGGACCCGGAAGACCAACCGGTGGATACAATGAAGTAGTGTATATCTCTCCTTTAATTTTAGATAAATGTATAAAAGATGCTAATATAAAAGAATCAACTATTGAAGCATAACTATTAGTAGGTGATATCGGTGGCATATTGGGCCATAATCCAGCATCAGTTATTTTATTAGAGTTATGCTTAATATTTACACTAGCTCCTAATGGTGTAGTAATTGGTATTGAGTTAGTATCTAATACGGCAGTTTGCCAATATTTAATAACACCTCTACCCATATTTGTTACTAATTGATATGGTGTAGTTTGAGTTAATCCATTTTGTAATTCAGAATTAAATGATAGTTTCATTAATTCAATATTACCATTTATTAATCGAATTTTATTTGCCACATCTCCTCCTCTCTTTATGCATGCATCATATTCAGTTGCAAATAAATCAGCAACTTGTTGAGTTGATGCAATTTTAGAAGGGTCACTAACTACCCTTAAAACATTATCCCTAAATTGTTTCCAAGACATTTTATTCAGTAAAATTTAATGTAGATTTTATTGTATCTAACTTTGAAAGTATTGTATCAAATGCCGGTACATTTTCAGGTCCTATTTTAGATGGACCGGATGGTGTTAAAAATTGTTGTTTTTTTATTTCACCAATCAACTCTTTTAAAATATTAACAAGAGTTGCTGCTCTAGCTATTGGTTCTGCTTCTTCGGTAGTATTTAAAAATATTTTACCGTTACCACCCAATAAACTTATTTTTTTATCTTTTGTTTTTAATAAAAATTCATCTCCTAAATTTATGGTTGCTCCAAATTTGTTATCTATTGAAAGAGCTCCATCTGAAATAAATCCATAATTCTTTTTTGAATAAAATACCATCTCTGCTGTTTTAGCTGATAATATTATTCTTCCCGAATTTATTAAAATTTGGTCACCAGTTAATGTAGTTGGATATTCTTTAAATGAATCGTTCTTTGTTTCAAATTTTGCATCTTCTATTCCAGCATTAAATTGTAATTCTTTTTCACCAGAAGTAATTGCAATTATACTACCATCTTCAATAATATTTTCTTCTATGGTTTTATTTAAATTTATATTTTCATTTTTTGCATTTTCTCTATTTCGTATAATAATACTTGGTGCAAATTTATTTTCAGAATTATTATATCCAGAAAATCTAATAGATTGTCCAAATCTAGACTCTAATATCGTATCACCTTCATATAATTTTAGTTTATGAATTTTAGTGTCTGGTTTAAAATACTTACCATACCCATCATATTTATTTTGATTTGTTTGACTTGATGTTTCAATTCCAGTTTTTGAAACTCCATCATAATTTTGAGATGTTTGTTCTTCTGAACCTTTTGTTTGTACAAAATTTGTTGAAATTTCTGTTCCTAATGCATTAAAATTTTGTGTGGTTTCTACTCCTATTCTTCTATAATATGGTATTGCCTCTTTGTTACCAGTATCAGTTGACATAACTCTGTATATCTCTACTTTCTCGTTTATTGTTGGTAACTCTTTTAAATTTTTATCAAACGGAAATGCAATACTATCTTGAGATGTTAGTGTACCAATTGATTTATATATAATAGCTCCTATTGCACTAACTCCATATTTGTTTTCATCTTTTAACAATGGATGAGTATCATCTAAAATTACATCTGCTACATATGCAAAACTAGAGTCATTAGATGTTCGCATTTTAGCAGGTCCTGCTAAATTTGAATGTTGTATCCTTTCAAATCTACTCATTTTATTTCATTTTTTTCTTTAGTTCATCTAATTCAAATTCTAAATCATCTACTCTTTCAACTTCTTGCTTTGTATCTTCCAAATCTCTAAGTAATTGTTCCTTTTCAAACGCTGATAAAAATCCCTCTTGTCCTTCTGTCTTTTTATCAGCCGCTACAAGTTTAGTTGCAATAGTTGCTAATTTAACTAATTGGTCATCGTTTTTTACTGAACTATCTACTAGTCCACCAATAACAGGACCTAATGTTCCCATATCACCAGCATGCCTTACCATTTTTTTAAGTTCTTCTATAAGACCGCTAATCTTTTGTTTTTTTGATACTTGGTTATTGTAGATATCCTCAAAAAGACCACTTAATGATTTACCTTTAAATAATTCGAATTCTGTTGACATATTAATATATTTACATTTTGTATGTATATAAATATGATTCTATTAAAATGTTGAAATTAAACTGGGATTACCTCAATTGTAATCTTTGGTTGATATCCGTCAGGTAGTTGTCTATTAATACCTTTGAATTCGTTTACTTTGTTCTTAAAGTATGTTATTTGTAATACCCTATCAGTTAGGTTCATTACAGTTTGAGATGAAGTAGACATCTCTTTTGTATCTCTTTTCATATTAAGAGCCGGTCTTTTTGGAAAGTATTCCTTTCTCATAGCTTGTGCTATTCCTTTCCAATCATCTACCTTATCAACTGATTTCTCTGCTGATATCTTTCTCATCTTTGAACTTAGATATTTTTCACCATGTGTGTATCCAGCATCGGTGAACATATGTCCGTGATTTGTACGAACAACAGGTGATTCGGAGTTTTGAAGTTTAACATCAGGCTTATGCTTTGATGTAGTTTCAATACTAACCATATGTTTTGGTGATGATACAAATGTATGACCTTTCAGAGATAATCCACTCTTACCCTTATATGATAGTGTAGCTCGTACTGCATCCATTAGAGTAGGTTGCTTAATGATGTTTCTCATTTTATCACCATCAGGTCCCGGCTTTCCACCTTTCTTAACTAATTTATGTTCAGCCTCATCATGTCCAACTAATAATGCAGAGTTTACTACGCCAATTCCGTTTTCGTTTAAACCTTCACTCCAATCAGTTACTAAATCATGTAGATATGCAACTTCCACACCATCAATGATAGTATGTACGATTTCTAAAGATGGATTATAAGCTCTATCTCTGTTTTTAGCTAAGATAAATTTATTATCTATTTCTTTAGATACAATGATACATTCTAAAAGTTTCATACTTAAATTCTTTCTGAATAAACGATTTGTCCTTGTTTGTCTTCTATTGATAAAACTGCATTTCTGAACTTTCGTTTCATTGCTTCGTAAGATGCTGGAATTGCATCTTTAATCTTTACAGGTTCCTGATGTACCACTTTTTTGTTTTGGATTATTACAATTGTCCAAGGGCCTGATAGACTTCCTTTACGAACACCTGCCATAATTTTTGACCAATTTCCTTCAGTCATTATAGATTCATTAACTCCTTCAAATAATCTAACAGAAAGAATTACATCTTTACCTATGTTTAAATTTCTTACTTTATGTCTTTCTAAATCATAAGATGGGTTACCAATTGTATTTGCTTTAGCAACTACACCATTCTTAATAAAGTGTGGTTGTAATCCAGAGTAGTTATCATCTCTAAACATGAAAACATTATTAGGTAATTCTTTAGATATTTTAATTATCTTCTTTAAACCTTCTTTGCCCATAAAGCAACCACCTTTACAAACAGTTCCTCCGTAAGTTACTCCTTTTACAAATGCTTCTTTTAAACTTTTCATATTAAAATGCTATTGTTACAATGTCACCATCCGCTTCTATCCAACGAACTTTTAATGCTAACAACTTTTTAAGGTCATTTGCTTCAAAACGATATCCACTTCCAAAATTACCTTGAGCTTCAATATCCACAATCATTCCGTGAATACCATCAAATATTTGATTATGTTTTCCACCAATTACTTTTTCAAACGCTTGAACTTGCTTTTGATGTATAGGTTTTAAGTCTTTGAATGTTACTTCCGATGCTTCATTTAATTGAGATAGCTTTATCATTTTATTTTTTTAATTTAATTTTCCAATAAACACCACCATTGATATATGGAGTAAATACTCCATTTGTACCATCGGTTGTTGTATTATTAACACCAATACCTAATCTATATATTTTATCAGATTTGCTGTTGATTAAAAAACCAACACCTACTGAACTTACAAAATCAGGTCTATTAAATCCACCTTCTATACCTCCAAACAATTTTCTTTTAAAAGGTTCAGGTATTCTAAGAGTATCTTTTATTGGTGTAATTTTAGTTGTGTACTTTCTACCTATTATTTTATTTTTACTTATAGTATCAATTATTGTAATTGAACCTTGTTGCTTATCAAACTTATATGTGTTTGTAAATACGTTTTTACTATTTAAATATTGAGTTACAATAAAGTTTGTGTCTACTAATGCTGCAATTGTATCATGTACCGCATATGGTACTGGTTTTTCAACTTCTACTAATGTTTCAACTTCAACAGGTACCTCTATACCAATAGTATCGTGAACCGGAACTTCAAAACCAACAGTATCATGCACTGCAATAGTTCTATTTGGCATAATACCTTTTGGATTTATAAATTCAACAACTGCTACTATTAGAAGTAGTGCAATTATTATATTTTTTATGTCAAATATTTTCTTCATTATTTAACTAAGAATAATACGGTCATTATCAAACCAATACCAGAACCTGCTTTGTAAATAAATGTCTTAAACTTCTGAACCTTAAGTTCTTTTAATAGGCTATTTGATTTTTCTCTCTCTAAAGCAAATTGTTGGTCTTTCTTATCTATAATAACATTTAGGTTAGTAATCTTCTCATCCTTCAAACTGTCCTTTTGTTTATATAGTCCAATTTGTAGATTCTTCTCATCTAACACTTTATATACTTCCTTCAACTCTGCTTTAGCACCATCACCACTAAGGATATCCTTAATGACCAGTTTTGCTATCGGTACTTTTAATTGTACTATCGAGTCCGATTTCGTATCTGTTTGTGAAAAACCACATAAGCTCACTAGGAGTATAGGTATTAACAGCATTAACTTTTTCATTTGTTTCGTTTTTTAGTATAGTTATGTTTTCTTGTATCTTTGTTACTTTTGTTTCTACATAGTTGATTTCACCATCTACTTTCTCAATATGATTATCCAATACTATGTTTGCATTCTCAACTGAATCTATCTCATTTTGTAGAGAATCAATCTTGCGATTATATGCTTCAACATCAGTACGGATACTATTGTTAGTAAAGATATTGTATCCAACTAAAACAATAAGAACAACTAATATGATATTTTTTATGTATTTCATATGTTTCTTTAATTTATGTGTATAAATATTGATTTATTCTAAAATATCATTTTTGAACCGATTTGGAAGTTGTTCAATAAAGAAAACTCAGGTGCGAATGACATTGCTGCTCTATAAGCTGCTGAAAACCCAAATCTTTTACTTAATTTATAATCATATCCCAATCCTAATATTGCTCCCGGTGTTCTATTCACAGTACTTCCACCAGTTACAGTATTCCAAGCTATCGGAGATTGCATTACGAATACTTGCGGAGTTAGGGTTACCTTTCTATTATAAGGAAATGGCTTCATCCAAAATCCAACTGCGGATGCACTTAGAGATACATCATACCCACCCCTAACTGCATTTTCCATCATTAGAGTAATCACACCTACGTTATATCCAAATGTTCCGTATTTAGGATGTGGTTTAATCCAAGTGTATCCGTTAAGGTTCATTAGAGTTCCTTTAAGATATGCAAATGTAGTTCCGTATGAATGTATTGCTTTTAATTTACCATCTTCAAAGTCCATTTTAGTAATACCACCGCTTATAGCGAATTGGTCTAACGTACTCCAAATAAGTGCAGTAGCTGAATATGATTTATCACCCATTAGTGAGGATTTGGAAACACCTACACTCATCATTACGGCATATCTACCTTCCGCATCTTCCGTACCAGCCAAATCACTAGCTAACATCATTGGGTTAGTTACAGATTTCTTTTTTTCCTCTTTTTTCTTTTCTTCCTTCTTCTCCTCTTTTTTCTCTTCCTTCTTTTCTTCTTTGGATTCTTCCTTCTTCTCCTCTTTTTTCTCTTCCTTCTTAGATTCCGATTTAGTTTCTTCTTTCTTTTCTTCAGTTTTGCTTTCCGATTTACTTTCTGATTTTGATTCTGATTTAGTCTCCGTTTTTGTTTCAGTCTTACTTTCAGATGAACTGCCCGAACTTTGTGATGAAGAACTACTCTCACTTTGTGATGAGGAAGATGAACTACTACCAGAACTACTACCAGAACTACTTCCAGAACCCCCAGAAGTACTGCTTCCTGATGATGCAGTTGGTGGAGTGGATGAACTACTGCTCGTTGTTGGTGGAGGTGCTGATGCTGTTGGTGGAGGTGTTGATGGTGGAGGTGGTGGAATTGCCACAGTTGCCGATGAACTAGCAGCTGCACTTGCTGATGCAGATGCTGATGAACTAGCTGATTTTGCTGCTGCATCTGCTGCTGCTTTTGCTGCTGCATCTGCTGCTGCTTTTGCTGCTGCATCTGCTGCTGCTTGAGCTGCTGCGGCTGCTGCCGCTGCTGCTGCTTGTGATACTGTGTTTTGTACCGTTTGTTGAACTACTACATTCGTAGGACATGCCATTGAATTAAAAGCTGCGTAAGTTGCACTAATCCAAACATTAACAGCTCCAGCCATTACTTCGGTTGGAGAAAATACTCTAATCTGATTATAAAAGGATACCGTTGCAAATCCATTTGTCATAGTTGTAGTGGCAATCTTAATTTCACCAGTACATTTATCTTTATATGTTTGTGTATAAGTTTGCCCTATCGCTTCCGTAGCGAATGAAGATATAACAATTAATAATAAACAAAATATCCATTTTTTCATTTTAGAAATTGATACCCAATCCAAAAGTGCTATTATTGATTATTGGGTCATAATCAAACTTTATCGTTAAATTTTTGAAATCATGTAACGCTCCAACTTTTACAGTTGTGAATCTATCTTTATATTTTGGGAAAGTAATAAATCCAATATCATCCTTACCTCTCCACTTCACATCTTCTGTCACACTACCAATCATCATGTGGATACCTGTTCTTTTAATTCTTTTACCAACACCCAAATAGAAATTTCTTTGTTCTACCAAATCATTCACCATTGGAAAATCAACTTTTGTTATGTTACCATATGGAAAGAATGTTGAATTATCTCTTTCAAATGTTGAATTGGATTCAAATATAAAATATGCTTTGTTTCCAACCGTAAAGAATCCGCCAATCTGATTACCGCCTGTTTTTTGAATACCAATGCTGATAATTGGTTTTTTACCTTTGATGGTATCCATTTTTCCATTATCATAAACATATACTCTTGCAGGTTGTCTATATCCCCAATCGTTTAAGTAAAAGCCAGGGTTCCAAAAGTTCCAACCAAATCCGGGTGCTCCCCACATATCCCATCTATTCCAACCCCATCCCCAATTGTTCCAACCCCATGGGTCTCTTACAATTATGTTTGAACCCCTTCTATTAGGTTGAGGTCTATTGTATTCTTTTGGTGATTCGTTTCTCCATCTACTCACATCGTTTCTTTGTGGATTTGATTGTTGTATTGAAGGTGCTGATACTCTAGGTGCAGATGATGCTCCACCTCGCCAACTACTAACTTGTGAGAAAGCTAGTGTTGGTATAAATGCCAATAAAAATAATAGATTTTTCATAGGTATATTATTTAATTACCTATAAATATAAAAAAAGGGAGAATAAATCTCCCTTTCGTTTTAATTTCCTTTTGATGGGAATCTAGTCCATCCATTAACCCATACAGGCTTATCTAATTCAGGTATTACCACATCTATCTCTTTATTACCTTTACCTAAAGCTAAAGTTTTAAGTTGGTCATTTGTTAGGATTGTAGTTGCTCTACTGATGAAATTCAATGTAGGATTAAATGTTCCTACTGAATTGTTTTCAAATACTGAAACTCCATCTTTTACAAATTGTGCAGTCTCATTACTTTCTAAACTCAATCCACCTTTCATCCATCCCCAAATTACACTATTCTTCATTGTGAATTGTGTTGCTCTCCTAAATCTTAAACCTAAGTTATGGTTTGCTAATGCAGTTGATACATTAGGTCCAACTAAAATCATATTCAATAATTTAGGATGTGTATATGGAGTTGCTGTTGAACCCGTTCCATCGTTATCACACTCAACACCATTTCCAGCATCTCCGTTATCTACGAATTGTGGGTCTCTCTTTGATACACCATTTGTAATAGTTCCAGTATATCCAAAATCAAAATCAAAATCATCATCTGCAGTTGCAAATGCGTATAGATTTTTAGCATTTACAGTTCCACCAAAGAATTCAAATGCATCATCGTTAGCGTAAATGGTTTGAACATTTTCAATGATTGTTCCACTACCAACCGCTCCTAATGTTAATGCGTTAATTTCAGAATTTGGCATTGCTGCAATTCCTGCATATTCAATTCTTACATATTTTAGAACACCACTATTATCTAAATCGTTTGTTCCGCCATAAGGTCTACCAATGCCACCTTCAATTGTTGGTTCTGATGTTCTATTGGTTTTTGCTCTACCCAATATCACAATACCACCCCAATCACCTGGCGTTCTTTCACCTGCTATTTTACCTGATGTGAATATGATTGGTTTTGTTGCAGTTCCTTCCGCAATTATTTGTGCACCTCTTTCAATACACAATGCACCTTTTTCACTTATATCAGATACGATTGTTGTTCCAGGTTGAATGATAAGTTTAGCACCATCGGTTACATAAACATATCCTTTCAATGTCCAAATTTTATCTGCGGTTAAAGTTGTAGTTGTGTTAATGTTTCCAGTTAATGTTGTTGTAGTTGGAACATTGATAGGAATATCAGTTCCACCTAATTCTTTTTTGCAACTGAATAATCCTAATACTAAAATAATTCCTAATAATTTTTTCATAGATTTAAATTTAATGTTAATGAAATCGTTTGTTCGTTGTTTGTTTTTATTAGATTTCGGTTTTGTAACTTTTGATAATAGATTGATGATTGGCCAAATACATCACCTA